ACAAGCCCATAGATAGGTCGCAGGTACAGGTGGCTGGAGACATCAAGGTGTCTATAGATCTGGGTTAGTTTCGTAGTTCTTTTGGTCTGTTACATAGCGGAGAGAGCAGGGGGGTGGGGGGAAAAGTGCGGCCTATTAACTGTGACATGGTCTCCCACAAACATAATACCTTAAAAAGGCTCGCTGTTCTGTACGGTTGATAATTATTTTATAGTTAGCTAAGGTTTGTTTAAGCGAAATCGGAAAGAAATTAATGTGAGCAGATTTACTAAAGACCCAGAGAAGGCTCCTCCCCGTGAGGACATGGCCGCAGTGAAAGCTGCCTTAACGAGTAGTGGATATGGTAGTAAAAGCGCATCAAAATCCTAGCGGTGGACTTAACGCTGCTGGACGTAGGCACATCAACAAGACCACTGGTTCTAAGTTAAAGGCTCCTGTTAAGAGCGGGGACAACCCTCGCCGCGCTTCCTTCTTGGCAAGGATGGCTGGAAACTCTGGGCCTGAGCGTGACTCCAAAGGCAAACCCACCCGTCTTCTTCTCAGCTTAAAGGCATGGGGAGCCTCGTCAAAATCTGATGCACGGTCTAAGGCTGCGGCCATTAGCAAAAGGAACAAGGCGTAATGGGCAACAACACTCAGAAAGTACCGATTTCAAAAGACGCTGTTTACGAGAGATTGAGCGCACAGCTTGATGAGATGGACAGAAACCACAACAACAGGCCATTAAAAGTTCTTAAGCGAGCTATCATAAAGGCGTTTAACCTAAAGGGTATCCGTAAGAAAAACGAAGTATACACTGGCAAACATTATTCATTGCTAAGGCGCGTTGAGAAAATGGAAGCTGATATGATTACGGAAGGTAACAAGTAATGTGCATGGGTGCAGATAGCAGCAAGAGCGATGGCAAGATGAGCGAAGCACACAACGCTATGATGGAAACTACGAGTTCTGACTCGACAGCAAGCGGAGGTTCTGCCCCAACAAGAACGCTTTTAACCGCTAATCCAACAACCAGACAGACGATTAGCAGGATGTCTCATGGCGGTACTGGCAAGTCAGATGGCAAGTTTAAACAGCGTGACGGAAGCAAAAACAGAACTAGCGTCTTCAAGGGTCTTGGTCGAGTTGCCACAAGTCTTCTTAAGATGAGTCCTACTTACCAATTTGTAAGCGGTTTATCAAAAACCTATAAAGGGAACTAAGATATGTGCATGGGTGCAAAGGGCGGTACGCCCAAAACCGCAGAGCAATACTACCAAGAAATGAAGCCTAATCTTCCAGAGCTTCCTTCTTTGCGTGATGTAACTGGTAATAGTACAGTAGAGCGCAAGTCTAAAAAGCTTAAAGATGTGCCGAAAGTGCGCGAAGGATCGCAAGCCCGTAGCTCTTTATTAAATATGTCTGGGGAATACTAGTGAGTTTTCTTAGCACCTTAAAGCCAATGGAACTATCCATGCTTCGAGGCATAGTTCGGAAGACTGAGTTTGCTTACGTTGAAGCAAAGCACGGTAAAGCTTTTGTTACAGATCACGAAGTTGATAAGTTGATTGATAGCATTGGCCCTGAGATTGTAGAGCGCATGATTAAGTTTGGTGTTGATAAGGGATTAAGATAATGAGTCTTTACGCAAATATGAACGCTCGTAAAAAGGCAGGGACTAGTCGCTCTAAGAGCAAGTCCACCATTAGTGACAAGTCATACTCTAATATGAAGGCTGGCTTTCCTAAGAAAAAAAAGAAAACCCTACTAAGTAAGGTTAAATAAATGTCTGAACTAACAAAGGCTCAAGTTAGAGCGCTGACAAAACACAAAGTACATCATACAGCAGGCCACATGAAGAGCATGAGTAGCTCAATGCAGGCTGGCATGTCATTTAAAAAAGCGCACATTGTTGCAAAGAGAATTGAAAAAGCTAAGAAGTAATGCCAGATTTTAAGTATAAGCCTGATGGAGCTACCATTAAGGACTTCATGAAGGATCAAACATTTTTTCGTGGAATAAGAGGCCCCGTAGGCTCAGGCAAATCTGTTGCTTGCTGTGTCGAAGTATTCCGCCGCGCTCTTGAACAAGAGAAATCACCCGATGGAAAGCGTAAAAGCCGTTGGGCTATCATACGAAACACCAACCCACAGCTAAGAACAACAACCATTAAGACTTGGTTAGATTGGTTTCCCGAAGCTGATTGGGGGAAGTTTACTTGGTCTGTTCCCTACACTCACAATATTAAAAAAGGTGACGTAGAGCTAGAGGTTCTATTCCTTGCCCTAGATAGGCCAGAAGATGTTAAAAAATTACTCTCCTTGGAGCTTACTGGTATCTGGATTAATGAGGCTAGGGAGATTCCTAAGAGCATTATTGATGCCTGTACGATGCGCGTTGGCCGTTACCCTTCTATGCGTGATGGTGGCCCTTCTTGGACTGGCGTTATTGCCGATACCAACGCTCCCGAAGAAGATCACTGGTGGCCGATTATGTCTGGTGAGGTTCCAATCCCAGATCATATACCGCGTGAGCAAGCTAAGATGTTGGTCAAGCCGACTAATTGGAGTTTCTATACCCAGCCCTCTGGCATGGTTGAGACAAAAGACGAGCAAGGTGAGATAGAAGGATACGTTCCCAGCAAGGGAGCGGAGAATCAAAAGAACATGATGAAGAGTTACTACCCAAATCTAGTGCAGGGTAAGACTAAATCATGGATTGATGTCTATGTTATGAATAGACTGGGCCATATCCAAGAAGGAAAACCTGTGTATCCTATGTTCGCCGCAGAAGTTCACGTTGCAAAAGAGGAAATACCAGTAGCCGCTAACGTCCCTTTGTACGTTGGAGTGGACTTTGGGCTTACTCCCGCCGCTGTTATTGGGCAAAAAGTCCGTGGTAGGTGGTTTTTACAAGCAGAAATTGTAGCAATTGACATGGGCATCGTTAGATTCTCAGAGGTTTTACGACAAGAATTGGCAACAAGGTTTGCCGCTGCGGGTGAAGTCATAATATATGGCGATCCTTCAGGAGATTTCCGCGCGCAAACTGATGAGTCTACTCCCTTTCACATCATGCGCGGGGCTGGCTTGAGAGCGTTCCCAGCGCCCTCCAACTCTGTTGACCTTCGGCTTGAGGCTGTCTCCTCCCAGCTAACCAAGATGATAGAAGGTAAGCCAGCATTATTAATTGACAGGCGATGCACTCAACTCATTAAGGGATTTGAGGGAGGCTACGCATATAAGAGAATGCAAGTTTCAGGTGAGCGCTTCGACGATAAGCCTGATAAGAATATGTTCTCTCACGTACATGACGCAGCACAATACTTGTTTCTTGGCGCTGGTGAAGGCCGCGCTTTGATGAATAATCAGAAACCAGCAGTTGCTAGCATTGCAAAAAGGGACTTTGATGTGTTCAATCGCAAGCCCAACCAGCGCAAAAGGCAGGGATTGTGGGCTAGGCTATAGTTTGTGCATTGAGATTTATCCCGTTTTGTGCTTACGAGAGATAACATAAGGAGAATTATCATGTGTTTTGGATCATCAGCACCCGCTGCACCCACCCCATCAAAAGAAAATGAAGCCGCAGCCGAAGCAAGAGTTGAGGCAGATGTTGTAGGGGCAGACGAAGCGTCCCGCCGAGCCAATCAAAAGCGTGACGACATAAGTGAAGCAATTAGCTCACGCGATACTAGCAAAAACATGCGTGGTGGAAGTGGCCGAAAGTCTTTATTTAGCACTGGCGGTCAAGGATTCTTGGGTAGGTTTGACTAATGGATCAGATTGCAAAGCAATACTTACAAAAGTATCAAAAAGCTAAATCATTTCGTGAACGGTGGGTTCCATTGTTTGAAGAGTGTTACGAGTATGCGCTGCCTCAACGTGAGTCCTTCTACACAGAAGATGCAGGCCAACGGCGTGATGATAAAATCTTTGACGAGACTGCTGTAGTCGGTGTGCAAGAGTTTGCTAGCCGCTTGCAATCAGGCATTGTTCCCAACTTTGCACGATGGGCCGACCTTATGTCAGGTAGCGAAGTTCCTAAAGAAGAACGTGAAGCTATTGATAATGAACTTGATGATGTAACTGATTACGTCTTTGAGGTTATACAGAACTCCAACTTTAGCCAAGAAGTGCATGAATCCTTTATGGACCTTGCAGTTGGAACTGGTGTTTTGTGCGTAGAAGAGGGAGATGCCCTTAATCCTATTAACTTTAGTGCCATTCCTTTGCCGCATGTTGTGTTGGACACAGGCCCAGACGACAAGATTGACCACGTTTACCGTGAGCGTAAGAATATTCAGTTCGATCAGTTGTCTCAATTGTATCC